TTGTTTGTGCCTAAATGTATATTAGACATATAGTACGTAATATACAACTATATTTATCTAATGTCTACTACTATTATTGGTAAAATGCTAGGTTTTTGATTCTGTCAATTTGGTTGTCGTATGCTTGTTCTTCTTCTGAGAAGAAATCCTCTAATTGCATACCAGCAAGTTCTATGGCATCTTGAAGTGTGTATTCTTCGTCGCCTACTTTGAACTTGTCACCTTTTTTCATACCAGCCGCTTTGGCTTTCTGCACTGCTTGAGCAAATGCATTGCCTTCTGTTTTTGTTTTGTCTGCGTATGTTGGGTCTCCTGCCTGCATTCTCTTGTATGCAGTTGTGTTCATCATCTTGTCTGCTGGTGTAACGTCTAGTTTTTTAGTAGCGTTTTCTTTATCTTTTTTTTCTATTTCAGGATCTTGCTTTGGCTCGGTTGCGTACTCCCTTAACTTGTCATAATTTTGACTTAGATATTCTTGTGCCGCTTCCATGTCATTACTTTTAAACGCTGATTTACTATCTTTATCTAAAACATCATAAACCATTTTACCATCTTCACCTTTGTACATACTGACATAAGGTTTGATTGTTGCCTCACCAACGTTGCTTACCCAATTTTCAAATGCTTCTTGTTCTTTTGCTTTGCCTTTTAAATCTTTTTTAGGTGCAAATGCTCCTGGCTCCATTCTTATTTCTTTACCGTATTCTGGATCTGCCTGCATTTTCTTGTAGTCATCGATGTATCTTTTAGCCAACTGTATTGCAATTTTTTTGTTCTTTATATAGTCTGGTGTTGGTTTAAATGTTGCTGTTTTTTCCTGCTCCATCTCATCTGCCACTCTCGAAGCAAAGTTTGCCACCCGGTCTTCTTGACCTGACTTTGTAAGCAATCTTGACGCTATGTCAGAAAGTATTGAACTTAACATTGTGTTCTTATCTGTAAATTTTGTTACTTTTAACATTTTATCTGCACTGTCATCTTTTCTTAAAACTAATTTTTTGTCAGGATCTGTCAAGAAACTTTGCACGATTGGTGCGTGATCTACCGGTGGTTCTATTGGTGCGTCAATTGGCTCTGCATCTGGCTCAAGTTCGTTTACTTGTTCTTCTTTAGGTGTATTTTCTAGTTCACTCATGATCTTGTGAATCAATGGCAATGCTTCTTCGACTCTGCTGTCAAAGTTTTTCATTGTGAACTTGTCTTTGTATGAATTTGCAGTCTCATCATCCAGCACAACTTCTTCTGCTGTTTTGAAATCTTTACTTGCGTTCTCGTAATGAGATTGTTTAGACAGGTTTCTCATGTATTCTCTTAAATTTTCTAATTTTAGTTTTGTTTGCTCTATGATGTCACCTGCGTTGTCGTTGAGTTGGTCCTTGTTTGAAACATATCTTGAAAATGAATTAAGTTTAGCTATGTCCTCTGATGTCTGTATAATGTGTTCGCCGAACTCATCATGTGGTCTCCCACCGTTGGCAACGTGCCTTGTCATTGCCCTCGCACCTGCCAGGTGTGTCATCGGATACTTGAATCTCTCGCCATCTTCATTTTCGATGTATAACGATTGTATCTGTCTTGATCTTGCACCAGGAACATTTTCGTCAACCGAGCCTGAATGTCTAATTATTAATTTTGTTTTGTCTAGACTCTCGTATGAACGTTTAGCCGTGCCTGTTAAGCCTTCTGTGACACCTGCTAATTTTGTTATTCTTGCTAGTTCTTCCGACATTTCGTCAGTATTTACCGTTTTGTTCGTATCTGCAAGATTTTCATAATCCTGCTTCGTTAGGTTGTTTTTAGTGATATCTCTCACATCAAAACGTAGTTGATGCTCCACAGCGAAGTCTTTTAACTCCTTAAGGAATGCATACCATTCATCCTTGCTGTCCTCGTCAATTTTGTTGACGAGATCTCTGTTGTAGTAAACTTTCATGTTCTCACCGTCTGCAAGACTGATGCTTACTGCACCAAATGTATCTGAATCTTCTCTAAATTCAAACTCAAAGAATACAGCACTGCCCGGATCTGCTGTAGCGGCCCCGTTCTCGTCTCCAAGTCTAATGTTTGAGAATTGAGATCTTATTTTATTGAATAAATCTTGTGAATTTTTAGGGTTCATATAGTGTATTTATTAACCTGTAAACGATCCGAATATTGGCATTGGAGTGATTTGACTAGTCCTATCTGTCCATTTTTCAAAGATTTTGGGGTCAAAATCTGCCAAAACTTTCATCATACGGGTCATTAACAAACATGCACTTACTAGGTCATCATGCTGTCCCGGTTTGGCGTTATAGCTCATTCCTGATGCAACAAAGTCCTTTAGCTCGGAGATTAGGAGTTGCGAGTTAATTTTCATCTTGTCGTTCTCAATAAGTTCTTTGAATTTGGTACAAGCATCTATTTTGTGTTTTGCAGTTGTGTTGAATCCTCTTCTAAACTTTCGTCTGTGTCCTTTCCTTATAGGTTCTGATAGGAACATTCCTTCTATATTTTCTTCACCTATGTCCATTACTCTCATGAGTGCGGCTTCTCCGATAGAATTATTTTCCATTGAATAGAATATCTGCGGAGTCGCTGATGTATCTTTTTCCATGATTGTGTCATGTATGTGCTTGTTGATGCCTTGCAGTATTCTTACCTGCTGGTTCATGGGTGTTTGATTGTGGTGCCATTCAGCAACCTGTTCAAAAGAAGGCAACTCAAATACTTGTATTGCGGCGTAGTCTCCACCTGTTCCCATGCTTGGATCAAGACTAGTGAGGTAGGTGTTTCCTGGTGTTGGACGTTTGAACCAACGCACCTGTCCTGTGTTTTCCACAGGCGCGACGCCTTCCATGTCTGCCAAAACTAAACTGGATATCAATGTTTCATCAAAAATTAAAAATTCACATTCGTGTTCCCTTCGAAATCTTTCTTCACCTATTCTAGATTTTTCAGTTTCTGCCCACGCTTCGTCTCTGTCTGGGTGTTCGCTCCAGTGTGCTTTCATGGCGTAGAAGCCATTTGTGCCAACTATCTTATCATTGCCATATTCGTCAAATCTTTTGTTTGCTTCTTTCCAGATCATGGCAAATTGGTCTTCATCACTGTTAGGTGTTGAAGTGATCAGGCACTTACCACCTGTACTCAATGTCGGAGACAGTGATGTCCAGAATTCTTTTGCTTTTTCTGGCGGTTGTACGAATGCAAACTCATCACAATATATCATTGTTAAGGACATACCCCGTCCTGTGTTCTCAGTTGTTGTGGTTGCCATTATTTTTGAGCCGTTGTCGAATTCTATGCTGTTTCTGTTGTATTGTGTTACACCTGCTTTGATCCAACTGGGCAACATCTCGTAGGCGTAACGCACCCTTGACATAATGTCTGATGCTCCTGCGTATTTGTGTGCCGCGATTAGTATCTGTGAATCTGGTTTGAACATGGCGTACCATATTAGGTATCCAGATGCACACGTTGTTTTTCCTGTCTGTCGTGGTAACATTGAAACGCTAAATCTATGTTTGTTGTATGCTTCAATTAATCTTTCTTGATAGGGAAAAGGTTTGAACTTTATCTCACCTTTTGTCGGATGTTGTATTTTCATAAATTGTTTCATGAAATACAAAGGACCGTTGGCCTCATCCATACACTTTTCAAGTTGTTCTACTTGTTCTTTGGTGTATTTGTGTTTTTTGTGCGCCTTTTTAATTTGGTCGCTGTCTAGTGATACATACGCCATAGTGTAGTATTTAACGCTGTGATTTTACTTAGAAAAGTATTACTTTGCTTCTTTTTCTTCTTTGTCTTTAGCCGCTTTCTTCATTGGCTCGGTCTTGTTACCGTCCTTGTCTAAGTCAATATAATCAGGCTTTGCCGCTTCTTGATATGCTTTCTTGAAACCTTCGTACTGTGCTCTTAGACTGTTTGCAAGATCCTGTTCTGTGATTTTATCTTCAGCAGTCATTGGATTGTCACCTGGCTCTGCTCTAGAGAAAGAACTTTTCTGTCTGTTCAATCCACCTGAATGTTTGTTCACTAAACTATCTACGTCTTGAACTTTTTCTTCTGGTTCGTTGGCAAATGTCTCTGCCGCTTTTTCTTCTTCCGGTGCGGTCATCATGTCTCGCATTTTGGCCATTTGCATAGTGCCCATAGCATCGTCGTCACTAGGAGTGTCCATTTGCTTGTTCATAGCACCTGGATCCATATCAGATCCATGCGGTGGTTCCATGCCCATCATTTTAGCATCAACAGGTTGTAGGCCTGCCATTTTAAGAATTTGCATCAACATACTTGCTTCTTGTGGAGAATCAGTAGTGATATGCATATCTTCTTTAACAGTTTCTTTTGTATTTTCTTTCTTCATCATTTTGCCCTCTCCTGCAATACTGTCTTCATCATCTTCTGACCCGTTTATCGCATTGTAGAATCCTCTCAGACTCTCACCGTGTTTTTTAAGAAATTCTTCTCTTGATAATTTTTCAGCTTCACCATGTAAGTAATCTTTCATTCCGCCTTCTGCTACTGCTTTTGGATTTGTTCTTTGAACATTTTCTACAGCGTCCTTGACCAGTTCAGGTTTTGTTTCTGCAATCTCTTGTAATTTTTTTAACACGTCGATCATTTCCATGGTTTATTCCCTTCCAGGACCTGTGTGAATTGGTGATCCTGCTGTTTTGTCGTCTTCGTTTGGCATTATGTTTGATTTTTCTTTTGGTTGGTCTTTGTTCTCTTCTCTGTCTTTTAACAATTCTTTTAACAAACTCATGTTTGCTTCTTTGGAATGGAAATCTTCAGGTTTAATTTTACCGTGTTCTGAATACTCTATGTCTTGTAGTTTTACCCTGTATTCTGATTTTTTAGTTGCTTCCATCTCATCTTGGTACTGTTCAGTGGGCTCACCCGGTTTTCTAACAACTATGTGCGTAGCCGGTATCCTCAAAATGTCTGAAAGGTACTCTTGCATCACTCTTGGTGACTCAGGATAGTTTGTGCTCACGTCGAAGATTGTTACTTGTTCGTTTTTCAATGAAGGAAAGTCAAGAGGCAAACTCTGAATTGGTGTGCTTTTTCCTGCTGACATCTTAGCCAAGTCAAATTTTTGCAAGGCAGTTTCCATAGCATTTTTGTCTATGTCATTAGGTGCTCCTGCAACCTTTATTTTATAGTCATATGACTTTACTGCTTCAGATAGATAGTCCTTAAACGTGCTCATATGCAATATTTAGTCTTTTTTCAGTAGTTTCTTCATCAATTCATTACGGTCAGATATCACAAATCCGTCGCTTTCTTCAATGGGACCACCGTCCTTGTTGCCTTGGTCTAATTTCTGCTTTTTAAGTTGTAATTCAACCATTTTTAACTTCTTATCAATCTTGGATCCCTTGGCGTCAATGGCATTACGCAACATTGTACTTGCCACCTCAAATATACGTCCTGAATATCTCGAGTCCACATTCATGCCAAGATCCATGAGATTCTTGTAACTCTCTTCTGCTTCAACAGCCAGTTTGTCCAACTCTAGGTCAGACAGTTCACCTAATCCTTTGACCTGAGGCAGGGCGTTTGCTATTTTGTCAAATTCTGCATAACTTTTTTGTAGGTTTGCCTGTGTTTTTGGATCTAAATTTTTTGATGTGGAGTTATGTCCATTCGACTCTTTAATTTTTTTGTCTTTTTCTTTTTTGTCTACTTCCTTGAATGCTTCTTTCACATTTGGTAAATTAAGAATGTCTTCTAATTTTTTTGTCATTGCTGTATTTACTTACGTTTACCGTTGTGGAATAACTGTTCTTCTGACACTACTCTAAATCTTATTTTTCTCTGCTTGGCATAGGCATTGGCGGCTTCCCACTTCGCCATGTTTATGACAACCTGTTTCTTTTTTGCCATGCTTCTACCTGCTGACTGCATGTTTGTCTGGGAAGCAGGTTTAACTTCAACCATTTCGGCGTGTTTCTTTCCATTCTTGTCTTGGTAAATTATAAAGAAATCAGGCACGTACACGGTATATTTGCCTGTGAAAGGATGCCTGTAAGGGATCTTTATTGATTCGGACGCCCATTGATATACGTTTGGATGTTCATCACACAGCCTCATGAATGCATGTTCCCAACTTGACCTATAGGTCGGAGTTTTTGTTCCCACGTATTTTTCTTGGTTCTTAGGAGAAAATTTGCCCCTTGCAAATCTTGGTAGCATTAGTCTATTATGTTTCTAGATACCGTCTCTTTTGTTTCAAGTGTTTTCCTAACACCTAACCTGCTGGACTTGTACCTGTTGGCATTTAAAATTATTGTAATTAATTCTGACAACAGGGCCGGATTGGCGTATGTCAATTGGTCCAGTATTTGTTGAGGTTTGATGTCATCAATCTTGGCCTGTGAAAGAATAGCATATGCAGTAGATTCAGCCGAAGTCCTACTGAAACCACGTTTTACAAAAAATGCAACAGTGGAATCATATTCTCCAACGTTGAATGAGTAATCTTGTTCATAATTTCCGGTGGTTAGTTTTTCAATAGTTTTTTCTAATTGATCTTTTTCTTTGGGTGGTAGATTTGAATATAGTTCAGTCATTATAATGATGCCTTCTCAGTTGCTATCACAACGTCTTGTGTTTGTCTTACAATTTTAATGTATCCTTCAGTAACTAATTTTCTTATGTCTGTAATAACTTTATTTTCGTAAACTGTTTTTACACTGTCTGAAGATCCTGTGTATTCAACATCTGATTCCGCAACTGTAAGTCCTTTACGTGATCCTATGTCTTTATAATATAATCCGGCGGCAATCTCATCTCGCACAGCAGTATCATTTGATACCAAATTGAAAGACTCGTCTCCGGTTAAAAAATTATTTGTGTCGGGAGTTGGGTTGATGATCACTGTATTATTTGATTGATTATTATTATCGGCTGTTCCACGTGCTAACGCAATCACGGCACCGGCGGCAACAGCCGTTCCGACATTAAATTGTGCCACAGGATTTGTGATTGTCCCTGCCTGTTTTCCAACTTCTAGGACTCCTTCTTTTGCTATTCCTTTTAATTCTTCTTTTACATCTCTCTTTTTTATTTTTTTAGCGTTGTTATATGTATTGGATGCTGTAAGTATTGCACCTAGGATATTGCCAGATTGTACATTCCTGATTACAGAGCCAATGCCATCAACTACTCCACCTGGTCCGAATAAGCTGTTTGTTCCTCCACCTAGCACAGTTAAAGGGCTAGGACTTCTATCATAATGTATGGTTGCAAAACCAGGCACATTATTTCTATTGATAATGCCAGATTTGTAAATTACTGTTTCATATAAAATTTGCATTGTGTTGTTCATTACTCCTGCGCCGTCGGCCTGATCCAAGTTATCATGTGAGAAAGATCCTATAACAGGATTGACCAGGGTCATCGATGTAAATCTTTGTTTGTGTAACACGAAAATTTCAACACCTTTAAGATAAGGCTTTCGTCTTTCTTTTGGTGTGTCTAATCCAAATTTTGTAGTGGCTCTGGCTGATCCAAAATCATAGTAATCGTCTTTAGTATTAGAGATAGTCAAGTCGTTGTTCATTCCTATAGAATCTGCTATGTTATATTCATAATACTTTTTCCAAAATGCATTTACAGTATCTGCATGATCATCGTGGAAAGTGATATTGACAGGTTCGTACGCAATTCTTGTTGCCGTATACATTTTTTTATTGTACTGAACTTTCTCTTCTAAACTGAGATCATATTTTGGTAGATCACATGCCCTTACCAACATGTTTAATTCATAACGCTCATTGGCATTGAAACCATCTTGGAACAAAGTTTCGTCTGTGTTGAAAACAACATGAAACAGAAACTTTTGTTTCGGCATCAGTTTGAAATGGTCGTCTATATACAACCTTGATGCGTGTTGGTAATCTTTCATTCCAGGTAATCCGTCTTGGAAACCTTGCAGGAAATTGTTTATTGTTGGCATAGTAGTGTTATTTATAGTCACAAAAAAAGCGCCTATAAAGACGCTTTTCCTGTATTATAATTGCTAACTTAATTTTGTTTATTACTGTCCACCACCTGTACTTAATGTACCGATCGTTCTAGCTACTGCTGTTCCAATTCCTGTTCCTTGTGGAGTTTGGATCGCGTTGTCATATCTTACTGACATAGTAATTGTAGCTGGATCTGATGTAGCGTATGCTAGTGTGTTGTAGTTTACGTTTTCAACGTAAGCACCATATAACTCAAATGTTTCTAACACATTTGGTGCACTTGCTCCGTTACCACCGTCAAGCATTTCAATTCTAGCAGTGAATTTGTAGTCAATACCCGATGCCGCTGAACTTTGTTCAAAGAAATCAAATTGTTTCTGTATCTGTTCGCCAACAAGTTTGGTTACTGAGTTGTTCACGTCATCTCTTAGGTTGATTGTTATTGGATCCCAAGTGTGTTTCCCTGCAACATAAACTTTTGAGTTGTACACATCTAGTGTCACGTTATCAAAAGTCAAGTTAGGTCTTGTTATGTCGATAACTTGTTTTGTTAGTTCTGATCTTGGTGTTGATACTCCAAAATTTTCCAGTATCGCTCTAAAACGATATTGTAGTTTTGGCATCAACAAGCCTTGTGATGCTGAACTTTGATCGTTTGCTAAAGGTACTGTAAATTTTGATAAAGTTGATATTGCCATCTGTTTCTCCTATTTATTCAAAATTAGTTCCCTAACTTTGCAATTTCTCCTGTGTTTTTGATTCTTAATGGTATGTAGATAAATTCAACTGATTTTACTGGCTCAATTGCTATATCAACATACAGTTCATTTCTGTCAATCCTTGTAGGTGTGTTGTTAGTGTCATCACAAACCACTAGGAAGTCAAACAATGCTCTCTGTCCAACTAACTCTAACAAGAATGATTCAACTGCTTGTTTTATCTCATTTCTTGTAAGCTCATCATTAGGTTCGAATATGAATGGTTTCGCAATAGAGTCTAGCTGTGTTCTTAAGAACACTGCCAATCTTGAAACGTTTATTCTGTCTAATGCCGAACTTGCTGATGTTTTAGTTAAGTTACCAAAGTTAACAATCCCTGCCCCTGCAAAGAATGTAATTGGGTTGATTTTAACTTCATGCATTGAATCTCTCACTGACTCCGTTACAGATATTGTTTGGAATTCTCCTGAACTTGCATCAATGAAACCAACTGATGTAGCATTGTCGACCACACCTCTTCTAGTTCCTGATGGTGCAAACCATGGGAAAGCAATGTTGTCGTTGTTTGCCAATACTCTCATCATCATGTGTGACGGTGGAACAACAATTGATTTTCCTGTATTGTCAGTAGTCAAACCAGACGGATAAAATACGCCTAGGTGATCACTTGCACTTACAAGACCATCTTCGCCGTTGTCTAGGGCGCCGGCTGAGTTGTTTGCGTAGTTTGTAATTGCTGTTGCATTGCCTTCTAATCTGAAAGGTGTGTCTCCAACAACAAACGCTGTATTGTTTCTATCTGTGTTCAATGAAATCATGTTTTGTATCAACTCAGGATAACCAGGTGTAGCAATTACGTTAAAGCCTCTTTGGTCTTCTCTGATTGCTTGGTTAGTGTCGATCTCTGATTTTAATTGCTCAACAATTACTTTTCTCTGTGCTTTTCTACCGAAAGATCCAGAACCGTCTGCGTTGTTGCTAGATTTAGTCACCCATCTGTCTGGGTAGTATCCACCAACTGCTTCGTTACTTGCTCTGATGTTACCTAAACCACTTGATCCGCTTCCTGGATATTTCGTAGTAGTGATGTAATCGTTTTTGTATTCCTTGACGTTGTAACCACTTCTCCTTGTGTTCCAAAGTAATATGCCTTGTGGGAATGCACTTGGATCTGGCGCATCAGGATCTAAGAATCCGTCACTTAATAGGTCCTTGATTGTGCTGAATGGACCGGCAGTGTTTGCGTCAGTTGAGTCGGCTTTTTCTGCAGTTGTCTGCAGTCTAGCATCTGCAAAAACTATTCCATCTTCTGTAGTCTGGTCTGTTTTGTCAACAAGTTCAAATGCCGCACCTGTTGTAGTGACTGCAACTTGGTTAGATGTGTTAGTTGAGCTTAATGTTGCCGCTGTGTTGTATCTATAAAGTTTTGGATAGTTTTCTAGATCGCTTGTATCAATCCATAAGTCGTTGTTCACAAGTGGCGTTCCATCTGACTGTGTAGTTGGTGCTGTTGCACTGAACTGCGGACCATTTGGATCTGTAGTTGAATAAGCTGTTTTGTATCCAACAAAAGTTGTTCCATTGTGTGCCATGATATCCGCTTCGTCAATCACTGTGCTGTACCAAAGTGTTCCATCTGCTGGCTCACTTGTTGGTTCACTTGCAGAAGCAGTGTAGCTCAATCTCTTGAAGTTTGTAGCCACAACAGCATTGTTGGCTGATGAGTCTAATGATTCTCCTGTTGGAGCGTCATATAAATTGTCAATCAACGTTGTGCTGTTTGCTGTGAATGATCCATAACTGTGTGCAGTTGTTGTGCTGAATCCTGCATCTGCTAATGGAGTACCTAATGTGTCCACCATTCTGAACTCACCGCCCAGTTTGTGTTTGATCTGGATAGCACCTTTGAATTCACCTGAATCTATAACTGATGCTTCTAGGTTTGTGAAGTTTGCTGTTGAGAATGCAGTTACAAAGTCGTCTGCATCACCCAAAGTTGAACCATCACCGGAGATCATTGTAACAGTTTTAGCCGTGTCCAATGCCTCTTGGTTCTTGATTGATTCCTGTACTGAGAATGTTTCGCCTGCTGTGAAGCTTGGGAATGTAGTTTTAGAGTTGATTATTGTTTCTCCGCCCTCGTATCTGAATATTTGGAAGTCACCAACATTGTTTGTAGTGTCTGCTCCGCCTAAATCATTTGCTGTCATACTCTCTTCAGTCACGTTGAACTGAGTGTATAATGCACCTGCTGATAAATTTGCTCCTCCCCCAGCGGCATCTAAATTAAAGATAGCTGAATGGTTTGTAGCGTGAAGTGGTGAAGCCACTTGACTAAATGAGCCTGCTGATGAGCTGTAAAGTTTAGATATGATGTTCGCACCTGAGTTTGCACTTGTTGTCTTGAACCAAACAGAACCGTTAGGTCTGTTCTCGTCTGCAGTCTTCCAAGTTGGTCTGTCAGTGTGTTTTGCTTGTAGGAATTTAGGTCCGTTATAAACACCTGTTGTGATTCCTAAACTTGCTAACATTCCCGTGCCTTCATTGAATCTGATTGTTCCTGCTCCGCCAGTTGAGTCACCTGCAAATTGACCATTGTGGAAAATTTCTAGGTTACCTGTTGTGGAGTTTACACTTGCTGTAACGTTAGTGACGTTAGAACCAATTGCTGTTGCCACGTTAGCCAATGATGTACCTGATACCGTAATAGTTACATCGTTCATTACCATTGTGTGCCCGTCAGTTACTGTTGTACCTGAAGCAACTGTGATTATTGGTAAAGCGGCGTGCCACGCACTTGATCCTACATGGTTCCATTCGTTACTTGCGTTTTTCTTGTAAATCTTGTTTGTAACGTGTGTTGTGTTGATAGCATAACTGCCGATGTTTCCAACGTTTTGTTTTGGAGCACCTGTTGACACGTTTCCTACCAGGTCAGAAACTGAAGTGATCAATATCGGAGTTATTGCTGTGAAAGTTTGGTTAGTCTGTGACCACTCAAATAATCCATAAGAGCTTGATGCAAGGTCAAACCAATATGTGCCATCTGCGGGTCTTGCCGTTGGAGCGTTTGCACTTCCAACTAATTCTGCTGTGTTCACGTTCGCTCTAAGCACGAATGCTCTGTTGGCAACTCCTAAGAAACTGTATGCCGCCTGTAGTCCGTATTCGTTCAATTCATATCCATTTAATGAATTTCCTGAAGCGTCTGTGTAAAATTTCGGATCTCCGAAAGTCTCTGTTAATTCTCTCTGTGATGAAATCAAAAAAGCAGTGTTGGCGTTAGCAGTCTGTGTACCTGCCGCAGTCCCGTCTCCTGCTCCGTTTTGTTTATCCTGTGATGATGCTACTATGAATAGTGGTGTAGTACCAGCATCTGATGGTACGTAGAAACTTTCATTTATTACTGAAACCTCTACTCCTGGTGATGTTAATGTTGCCATTTTTCGTATTCTCCTTGCAAGTTGTACGTATACTAGAGTTATTTATTAGATCATACGGTTTTGTTGACATAATTTACCATTTTCGAGGTGCCTATATAGGGAACGTAAATACAACTATGCGGTACAAAGACAGACCATTGTGCAAATCATGTAAGTCCAAACCCAGGGCATACGCATACAAGCGGTATGATAGGGTTTACTGGCGGACGCTTTGTGATACCTGCATTAGGAAAAAAGCAGGTAAAAAAATAGGAGGCGTTACTGCCCTGCAAAGATCTGGATATAAGAAAAAGAGAAAATGCGAACTGTGTGGGTTCAAGGCACAGAGTCAAAGTCAACTTGATGTGTTCTTTGTGGACGGGGATATGAGGAATACTGTGGCTACTAATCTAAAAACTGTTTGCGCCAATTGCCAAAGGTTGCAAGGGGTCAGACGTCTTGGCTGGAGAATGGGTGATCTTGTTGCTGACGATTAAGTCATCTATTTTTTGATATAATTCATGCTTATCACCATTGTTTTCAATAGTGAAGTCAAATTCCTCTTTTGCCCATGCATATTCTGATGAATGTACACCAGCTGGCTCTATGTTTCCTTCAACATAGTTTATAAACCATTCAGGGTCTCGGCCTCTTTTTACCCGTATAATTTTTCCACCTTGTGCCCTTATCTGTGTAACTTCGTTTGGGAATCTCACATCTGCTATCACTGTGTTTTGTCCTTTATACCTTCCCATACAACTGTCCACCCATATTCCATCATACATTTGCCCACGCATAACTTCCGTTCCAAAGTGCTGTAACACCCATCGAGGTGTTATTGGTTTGCCAAATTTCTCGCTCCAAAATTTGTCTGGTTGTTCACGCCAATGCCTACTTGATTCTGTGTCTCCTTCCAGCATGGCTCTATCCCAGTTGAACATAGATGCAACGGCATCTTTTAAACTTTTTGCAAAACTATCTTTTTGATACCCGTGTTTTTCTACAAGTCTGTCAGAAACAGTGCCTTTACCAGAACCTATTAAACCTACTATACCTACAAGCATAGTGTTTATTATACTATTTTTTTAGACGTTTTTCAATCTCTTTTATTGCTTCTGTAACAGAATGTAATATTCGATTTCTGAGGCTTTTTTTCTTTTCTTTAAGTGCCTTAATGCTTAAATTTTCAAGTTCAACAACTACTTCTTCCAGTTCGTCTAGAGTGAGATCAGAGTAATTTTTATAATTGGAATCTTTCATGTCTGCGTATTTAAATGTAGAGAATTGGTTATTAACCAATAACAAAACTGTGTGGTGTGCCACCTTCTGAGTAGTTACCAATTTCTGCTTCAAGTCGTTCCATTTCTTGCATACCCTGTTGTTTCAGTTCTGAACCGTTCAGTGAGGTTCCTCCCTGTGGACCTGCAATTTGTTGGAACTTTCCTCTTGCTTCACCAATCATTACTTTAGACACAGCAAGTGTGTAGTCTCTGATCCACGGCTTCGAATAGATGTCTTTGAATAATGTAATGTCTGGTCTGAAGTTATCTGTGTGCATCAGAACCGTTTCGTTGTCGGCTCTCGGTCTTTGAGTAATTGTTAATTTTTTTGTCGCAACATCAAAGTGGAACTGTATGAAACTACCAAACAATTTACCTACGAGTTCTTGGTAGGATGCAAAAGCATAATAGGTTGCCAGTCCACCTGTGGCACCTGCCCTTAGTAGATATGTGTTGGTGTATGCTAGATTGAATGGTTCAAATAGTGTACCACCTTCGCCGCCCTCTGTTCTTGATCCAACAGTCCTTCTGTGCAGGCTTCTCACGTTGATGATTTCATCTGGCAAGATGTATGTGTTTTGATCTTTCTTTAATTCCAGAAATGCATAGGATTCTTCAACAGCATTAGACGATCTTTGTCTAAATTTGTTTATGGCTCGTTCTAGTGCCGTTTGATAGTGTTTTGGGTCTAATTCGACGTCAATCATACCTTCGCCTAGATTATTTTTTACGTAATCGAATATCTCTTGCTGACCTGTTTGTAGTTCTGACATACTCATATTTATAGCCTTTGGCTAGGCAATAAATATGTGTGATATGCCAAGATTATCCATTTTCAAGCCCGAAAAAGGCAATGACTACAAGTTCTTTGATAGAAACATCAAAGAGATGTTCACCGTCGGAGGCACGGATCTACACCTACACAAATATCTTGGACCATACGATCAAGGGGATGAACAAAAGGATGGAGCGGCATCTCCGAGTCAGCCAAACTACGCAGGCAGTGAAATTAACGAAACAACTATACAAGATTTATTATTTTTAGAAAATAGAGACAGAAAATATGCTTCTGATATCTATGTTGTAAGAGGTATCTATAATGTGCAAGATGCAGACTTCAACCTATCACAGTTTGGAATGTTTTTACAGAATGACACACTTTTTTTGACAGTTCATCTAAACGATATAGTTGAAAGGATCGGAAGAAAACCGATGGCAGGTGATGTCTTAGAATTTCCTCACATGAAAGATGATTTTTCATTGGACGAAAGCATACCAATTGCTCTTAAAAGATACTACGTTATTGAGGATGTAAACAGAGCGGCTGAAGGATTTTCCGCAACATGGTGGCCTCATTTGTTAAGGCTCAAATTAAAAACTTTAGTAGACTCTCAGGAGTTTAGAGATATTTTAGGAGATGCAACAACAACAGGTAGTGTTGCTAGTTACATGAGCACGTTCAATAGAGAAAAAACTATTAACGATCAAGTTGTAGCACAAGCTGAAGCAGACGCCCCTAAGTCAGGATTCAACTACAAACAATATTACGTGGCACCAATAGACGAAAGAGGCAACATTAGAACTGAAAATGTAAACACTGAAGAACAGAGAGCCAGCAGTGATAGAACTGTTAATGCCACAATTGATACGCCTGCAAGTTCACACTATGGTTTCTATCTTGACGGTGACGGTGTAGCACCAAATGGAAATCCTGCTGGATTTGGAATAAGTTTTCCGGTGTCTGGTGTAGACAAAGGCGATTATTTTTTGCGAACAGATTATTTGCCTAATAGATTATTTCGTTATGACGGGAATAGATGGGTCAAAATTGAAGATTCGGTTAGAATTACTACAACAAACAATGATTCTAGAGCTAATTATAAGACAGGGTTTGTCAACAATACTACAGAATCCACAATAAATGGTTTGACTGTAAAACAGAGGCAGGCACTTTCAAATGCTCTTAAACCAAAGGCTGACAATTAATGCTACATTTTTACGAAGGACAGGTTAGAAAATTCTTAACACAATTTATTAGGATCCTAAGTAATTTTTCTGTGGAGACAGGAAAAGCAAAAGACGGGTCTATTAATCTTAGAGCTGTGCCGGTTGTATACGGAGATCCAACAAGGCAAGTTGCCAACATTATTAGGAACAATAGTGAAAATGCTTTGAATTACGCACCAAAGATTGCTTGTTATGTGCGAGAATTAAATTATGACAGGGATCGTATGCAGAATCCTTATCATGTAGAGAAACAGCATTTACGAGAAAGAGATGTAGACTCAGATGGCAACTATACTAATCAGTTGGGTGCAGGTTACACAGTAGAAAAGGTCATGCCGTCACCGTTTAGATTAGAAGTGAGTGCGGATATATTCTCATCCAACACCGATCAAAAACTACAAATACTTGAACAAATATTATACCTTTTCAATCCAGATTTTGAAATACAAAAGACAGACAATTATATTGATTGGACAAGTTTGAGTTATGTCGAACTTACCGGTATAACATTCAGCTCAAGGACTATCCCTGTGGGAGCAGAGTCCGAAATTGATGTTGCATCCATGACATTCAGTATGCCAATATGGTTATCTCCGCCAGTCAAAGTTAAAAAATTAGGTGTGGTACAAAAGATAATCATGAGTATCTATGATGACGACGGTGGTATAGCCAAAGGACTAATCGACGGTGAATTAGCATCTAGAAGTTTTATTACTCCAAATAATTTTGGCTTGTTGGTAACAGGAAACCAGTTGAGATTGTTAGGAACAACAGGTACAAATGTTAAATCAGGGGGTGATGGATTTCATACAGGTGCAAGAGATCCTGGACTTGCTGATCCTTTTGCAGAATTTGGGCCACCACTGAATTGGAAACTAGTCCTTGATCAATATGGAAAAGTAATTAATGGAACATCACAGATTAGACTTGACCAACCTAACGGTAATCAAATTATTGGCACTATCGCTACGACAACACTTGATGATACAATATTATTGTATACGATAGACGATGACACTATTCCTAGTAACACATTAACTGCGGTTAAAAAAATAATAAATCCGGCCACATTTGATCCTGGCACTCCGGCCAATGGAGATAGATATCTTGTAATCAACGATGTCGGCGACTCAACTGCTAGTTTCCAAAGTGCTACTTGGGGTACACTAGTTGCAAGAGTTGGAGATATCATAGAATACAACAGCTCTACTAGTAAATGGAATATTGCCTTTGACGCATCAGATCCAGATTCAACTCAGCACTATGTTACGAACCTTAATACTGGAATACAATACAAGTTCAACGGCACAGAATGGGTAAAATCATATGAAGGCGTGTACAAACAAGGCACTTGGAGTATAGTTTTAGATGGTGGTTACCAGCAAACTGAAGACGCAGACTCAAACGACGCAACAACTCCTTGATAATCATATAATTTTTTGTTATAATATAGCATGAAAGATAATATAGTATGTTCGGGTGCCTTGTTTTACTCGATAAGCACAAAGAGATTTCTGTTCCTGCAGAGGACAGACAAAAAGACGGCCGGCTCATGGGGATTGGTTGGAGGAAAATCAAAGTATTCGGAAAGTGCGTTTGAAGGTCTAAAACGTGAGATCCAAGAAGAAGTCGGCAATACACCTAAATTTAAAAAAGTGATTCCTCTAGAAATGTTTACATCAAACGATCAAAAATTTTATTTTCACACATATGTAATTGCAATTGATAATGAATTTATTCCTGTACTTAACGAAGAGCACTCAGGATATTGTTGGACAGCTTTTGAATGTTGGCCAAAAAATCTTCACATGGGACTTAGAAATACACTTAACAATAAGTCGATTAAAGGAAAACTTCAAACTATATTGGATTTAATAACATAAAAAAAAGGCGACCCGAAAGCCGCCTTTTGATTCTACTAAAAAGTATTAATATTTATTAGTTGTTAGTCCGTACTGCACAGTTTACCAATTTGATTCCTGCGTCTGTTGAACTTTCTAATGCTCTTCCAATAACGTTGAAAGGTGAAATTGACTCACCCGTCGCCGCCGCTCTTGCACAACCTTTCACTGTTGAACTAACTAGTCTTTGACCTTTAGTTACTGCACCTGTTACTCTAACTGGAGTTCTTCCTGTCATTGCAACAAATGGATGTGAATCATTGTTACCTGCACCTGCGTTCATGGCGTATGCTGGTTGATCAGATATAACACCAAAAACATTCTCAGACATTTCTGAAGTTGTTTCTGTGATCTCTGCGTCACCACCTACTTCTACTACTGCACCTACAGCCATTGGAGCGTCTGCTTCGAAACGCTCGGCAACGTCCGCGTACTGAGCCGAAGTTGCAGTGGCGTGTACCACGTTCGCCCTAATATCAATCAAGGAGTCAGCCGAGAATCCTGATTCGTCACCTCTTGGTGCCGCGAATGCCGTCCAGGCACCGCCCACATTACCGTGTGTTGTTGTACCGTCATCTGCAAAACTTTCATCCCAAGCCCAGTAAAGTGCTAGTTCAGTGGCAGTCGAACCTTCACCCCTGTTTGCTCTGATTCCAGATATACTTGGCATTCCTGATGCCGCTGATACGTTTCTGTTAAGTTCGATGATGTTATCCTCAACTGATAATGTTGTTGTGTTTATAATTGTTTCAGTACCATCTACAGTCAAGTTACCACCAATTCTTAAGTTGTTAGTTACTACCGTTTCACCAGTTGCTGTGATTGTACATAGACCTGAAGACGCAATGGTTAAGTTTGTACCATTACCTTCGATCTTCTCACCATCGTCACCAAATGTTATACCAACGTTTGCTGGTATGTTAACATCCGCCGTCGCAGTCAAGTTGATGTCCGCACCTGAGTTCACTGTCAAGTCTGTGTCGTTGGACTCGATCTTCTCACTTGCGTTTGCATCAAATACTATACCTACGTTTTGTGGAATGTGTACGTCTGATGTTGCTGAAAGGTTTATTTTTGCACCACCACTTATGGTTAAATCTGTGTCGTTAGATTCGATCTTCTCTGATCCGTTGGCGTCAAATACTATACCTACGTTTTGTGGAATGTGTACATCTGAAGTTGCCGTTAAATTAATTTTGGCACCTGAAGTTACTGTTAGGTCTGTGTTGTCACCCTCAATTTTTTCACCTGTACCAAATGTTAAACCAACGTTTGCTGGTATCACAACGTCTGTCGTTGCAGTTAAATCAATTGCGTCACTTGATGAAATTGTTAACTTTGTACCATTACCCTCAATCTTCTCACCGTCGTCTCCAAAGGTCAAACCAATGTCTGACGGTACGTTGATGTCTCCGTTGGCTCCAATTGAAAAGGACAGGTCAGTACCATCTGACTCAATTTTCTCTGTGCCAGCCGTGTCAAATACAAGACCAACTCCTTGTGGAATGTGTACGTCTGTAGTTGCTGTCAAGTTTAGTTTGGCACTTGAAGCAATGGTTAAGTCGGTTCCATCACCTTCGATTTTTTCTCCATCGTCACCAAATGTTATACCGATGTTTGCTGGTACATTTACGTCTGCACCTGCTGTAAGGTTGATGTCTCCTGTTCCTGCCGCATCTAGTGTGATGTCAGCATTTGATCCATTTGACACAAGATCGTTCACTGTGATCTGTGTCACTGTTATCGGACCGTTCAACGTTGGACTGTTGATTACCGGTGCAGTAAGTGTTTTGTTGGTCATTGTCTGCGTACCAGAGTCACTGTACGCCTTAGTTACTACGTCACCGTCTCCTGATGGTGCCGATGTAGCCAGACCTGTTATCTTGTTGGTTGAAGCACTGATGGTTACGTCACCTACTTCTAATCCGTTATTGACTCTAAAGTTTCGTGTTGTCATGGTTCCATATCTCCCGCATGATTGTTATTATTGTGCTGTATTTATGCTGTTTTTGGTTATTATTCTGCTAGACAGTTAATTCTGTATGCGTTTACAGTGGTTGATCCACCTGAGGTTGATGCTACGCTCAATTGTAGACTGTTGTCAGCATCTGACTTGAATGCCGCAGTAAAGTTCAACTGTGTCGTGCCTTTGGTTGAAACAAATGGGCCCTGTGAGACAGAAGCTTCGCCTGGTGCACCTGCACAGTAAACCTCTTGCACACTGAATGCTCCTTCACTGGAATTCCCGCCAACAACATAATAAACTGCGGCTGTGGCATCATCCAAATCAAAATCATCGAATGCTGTAGCACTTGAACTGACAGTGGTGGCTCCTATGATTTTTTGATTGCTATTTGATACCGCTGTCATTGAGTCTGACAATAAAGTTTTATGTATCTTTAGTGACAAGTTTGGTTCGTTACCTGCCGCTGAAACCACAACGTTGCTTCCACTTATGGCCGCTGACAACACAATTTTTTGGTTACTGCCAGTGTTGACGTCACCATACTGTGTTATAAATGCGTCAGATCCATTGTGGACCACTAGTGCTTCAACAACTCCTGTTTCCGTTTTGCTGTCATTGTCGACCAATATTACGTATTTTGCCGCTCTAAATGATGCATGAGCAAAAGTATCTATGCTTTCCGAAGCCGAATCAACATCTGTGTTTGAAGTGGTTACAGTTACACCTGATGTTGCGTCTGAGGTGTTGGCTCTGGATAACGGAATCTTGTAATAACTTAATTTAGAATCTGCACTTGGTGCCGTTACTTTAACCCTCACTTGGTCACTTGAAATGTCTGCTGTTGTGCTTGGAAGTGTATTGGCAGTACCTGATGCGCCTCCCCTAGGTGCACCAATAAATGCATCTGAGTTGTTGTGTGCCACTGTGAATATAGAAGCACTAGAATGATCATTTGTCAAATCATTAAGTGCGACAAAGTAAAAAGCCGCGTCAGCACTTGTGGCCTGGAAGTAATCGATAGTCCTTGCCGAACTACCAACCGATTTATTATTTTTTACAACTGCCCTGGTATCATCTGATGCTGTTGTTGTGCTTGAAGCAAAACTTAATGCTCCTGAACCGTCGGTTTTAAGGAAATCGCCATCACTGCCATCAGTGGTTGGTAGGGTAAACGTGACACCACCGGAGACTACTTTGACAGCTCCTGTTCCGTTTGCTTTTAATTCCAAAGGCGAGTTTGATTCGTTAGTTGATATTGTGTTGTCGGTGATTGTTACACCATCTAAAACTGAAGTGCCGTCTACATCAATTCCTGTACCATTTAACAATTTTAGTTCGTCACTATTGATCCTCATGGCAATATTATTTGAACCTGCCTTCTTGACGTTGAATTCTATAGCACCATCTTCTGTGCCATCTGATGCATCTAGGATTTTGCCTGATATTGAACCATACTGCACTTCCTGATCTGCATCGTTTTCGCCTTTGAATTTGATCCTACCCAGATAGTCAGCGTCCGCAGGACTAGAACTGTTTCTTTTGAATGTGATAACAGGCGCGGCACTGTTTGAATCTTCAGTGGTTGTGATCAAAAACGAATCATCTGTTGTTGTTGTGACTAGGCTCAATGTGCCTGTGATACTTCCGTTGCCTGTGCCACTGAATGCATTGATTGTTGGATTAGTTAGAACCTTGTTTGTTAATGTCTGTGAATCTGTTAAAGTTACAACCGTGCCTGTGTCTATGGCTGTTGTCACTGTGTTACCACTAACGGATGTGCTTATTCCGTTTCCGCCGGCAAAGTGTAAAACTTCTGAATCTAGGTCAATTGCTATCGCAGTCGAATCATCCGCCGTTACATCAAGATCTTCTGCTGTGATTTGTGCATCAACATATGCTTTGATACTCTGCTGTGTTGCTAATGCAGTATCACTGTTAGTGCCAAATCCGTCTTCGTCTAAGACAGTTGTTACTCTTGCACCCGAGCCTCCTAACTGTAAACCTGATGCGTTAAAAGTTCCAATAGTAGATCCATCCACGGTGACTGTAATTGTGCCTGATCCTGCGTCTGCCACTGTGACGTTACTGTTGAGTTGACTTATAGCTGTTGTGCTTACTGCACCAACTTCTGAATCTACGTAGGCTTTTATTGACTGTTGGGTTGCAAGTGCTGTAGCACTGTTAGTGGACATGTTGTCTTCGTCCAATATTGTTGTTACGGTCGATCCACTGGTGCCTATTTTAAGGTTCTCGAGGATGACTGTTCCTGTACCACTGGCGTTGATGTTTAGATCATCGTTGGATCTGTTTGTAGAGAGAGTATTATCGCTGATGCTTAAATCATTTAGCACTATGTTCCCGGTGCCGGCTGTGGTTATATTAAAATCAGCATTCGACGGTGCTGTTAATGTTGAACCTACTGATATAATGTCTGCTAGATCTTCAAGCGTTGCAAATTCTAGGGCATTTCCTGCCGCGTTAGTCCTGAGAACTTGTCCTGCCGATCCAAGAGATGCAAGTCCTGTACCGCCATTTGCCACGGGCACAGTTTCACCTGTCTGGAACTCCGCCATTCCAGTGGCCACATTTGAACTGTTAAAGACTACTCGTACCGGTGTTTTATCTGCCATAATGTTCTCGTACTGTCCCCGGCCTTCTTGCCCTCACCGGATGGATATCCTGTCAACAAGTGTATTTATTGTGGTTTTTTAAAATTGGAATAGGGTCACATCAGTGACCTGAGTACTTAATGCTGATCCGTTTGAAAGTGTAAAACTCTGTCCGGCCTCTGTGTAAACAGGTATCGTTTCAACTGTTGCATTGAATTCAAGGTTAAGATCGCCATCTTTGGCTAAAAGTTGTGCATCAGTGAATGAAGTACTACCATCGCTTACGAAGACTTTAACATTCTGTATAGGCCTTGCCGCAGTTTTACCAGTTGCACCCAGGATCGATATTGGGTTGGCAGATACTTTACTTCCTACAGGCAGAGTTGCACCAGTTGCCGCAATTTCAATTGTGCCTGTGCCATCCGAAGAGATAGTTGCTCCACCTATATCTAAAGTTTCTGCAGATAAAAAAGCAGTCTGCCATCTACGTGTGGAACTACCTAATTGAAACACGCCATTTTGACTTGGAATAAGGTTACCTGATATTTGTACTCCTGCACTTGAATCTTCTGTTGATATTGTTGTTCCTGCGACCCTTATTCCTTCTATTACGACATTCCCGCCGCTTGATGTTAAAGTGAGATCAGCACTGCTTGGCGCCGATATGGTAGACCCAACAAATGATAGGTCACCTATTGATACGTTAGCCACTTCGTTGTCTACATATGCCTTGATTGACTGTTGTGTGGCCAAGGCAGTGGCACTATTGCTTGACATGTTGTCTTCGTCCAGAATAGTCGTTACACCTGTACCAGAACCTATCTTGAAAGTATCATTAACAACCACAACTCCTGTTCCTGATGTCTGTATTGTAAGATCAGCATTGGATGGGGCACTCAGCGTAGATCCCACAGCACTGAGATCTCCAAGGCTACTGGATGATCCTCCGCCTGCTGATACTTCTGTGCCTCCTGGAGTGGCTCCATCACCTATTCTTAAACTGCCTGTGTCTACGTCTACTGCAAGGTAGCCATCTTCAATGATGTGTGTGGCTAAATCGTAATCTTTATAAGATCCTACTAGTTTCCTAAATGCCATGTACGCTCCTTATATTTGGCCAGATAGTTTTTTGAGTCTTTGGATAAATTCGCTTTCAGTCTTGGCTTCTTTGTTCTTCATTTCAGCCGGCACTCCTGGATTGTCACCTGTCACTTCTGGTTGTGTAACAAGAGGTGGATCCTGTCTTGCCTCTTGATCTGTCTCAGACTCGTCTGCGTCTTGATTGATATGATCAAACTGTGCAAGATCTTTTCCAGCTTCTTTTTTCTTTAATTCTAATTCTTGTTGCAATGGATACACTGACGCCACTGTTGTTGGATCATCTGTCTCAACTTTGCCTGGATTGTCGCTATTATCTGTGGCCGGTTGTTCTGATTTTTCGCCTGCATCAGATACAGAAACACCCTTGGCTCCCATCAATTGATTCAGTAGAGCTTCGTCTTCTTTGTCTGGTATTGCTTTAATGTTGATGTCAATCTCTTTGTATCTCATATGCCATCCTATGACGTTGCAACAGCACTGTCATCAACCACGTAACTCCATCTGTTGTTAGTTGTTTCGTAATAACAAAGTTTATTTTTTGTGGCTCCAGCACCATCGGTTGTTAAAAATGCAACCATTCCGTTTGCAGGACTTGATGGTAAATTTGCAAATGCTACAGGAGTGAATTGTAAACCGTTCTTGAGTGTTACCACTTCAGTAGATGGTTCTAATGTATATGCACCCGATGTTCTAACTGTTTTTGCCATTTGCTATTATTTATATAGAAAAATGGGGGAGCGTGTAACTCCCCCAAAATGCACGTGTTTGTATGATTACAAGACGTTGATGTTAACTTTACCAGATACTTGGCCTTCGTCAGTACCTTCAGCATTTCTCACATATGGTCCACTACCAGTGGCACCACCCGCTGTAACGTATTGTACAGTGTTGTTGTGGAACTTACTGATGTAAACTACAGTTGAGTCGTCTAAGATACCTTGTACCATGAACTCACCGAGTCCAGTACTAGAGTCGTTGGCAAGAGAGCCTGGAGCAACTGCTTTAAGATTCATTACAACCTCAGTTGAATCGTCTAAGTGAAGTTTAAAATTCTTAGATGATCTCTGTGCTACAATGTACGCTGTAGCAGAATCAACTTTTGATCCACCAAACGTTCTGTAAGCCGTTACACCGATCTTTCCTTCGTTGTCTGCGCCGAAGTCACTTGATCCGCTAACCATTCTGTCTTTTCTTATAGGTCTTCCCATTTTTTTTCTCCTTTTAGGAGTCCAATGCCAGTTCTCCTGGCTACGCGGTGGTTATCCGCATAAGTCTTTGACTTTGTGTCAAAGCACGTTTGAACTATGTGTATTTATTAAATTTTTTAAGAGATAAACTGCTAATAAAAATGAGTGGTGTGAAAATTTTTTAGGTAGTCACACCACTCATGAGGTTATCGTATTTCTAGATTTTTATATTATTTTCTGTTGTAGATATGATATAAAATCCAAACTGCTACTAATCCGATCAATCCTTGATCTGAAAAGCCTTGCAGTACGCCCTGGACGTTTCCTATTACAGAAACATTTGGCCAGAACGGAATACCTTGACCATTGAAAAGGATTTCTAAAACAATTCCTAACGCTACGAAACTTACTCCTACGTCAGCAATTCCTTTTGCCCATCCTTTTACTTTGTTAAGATAATCCATGTTGGACCTCCCTTGATGTTAAAAGATTCTGATGAACCTTCGAATTATTTAGAAGTGTTGCACACTGATAAAACTACTACATTTGGTCTGCGAATGGTATGGACCGGAAAAAAAATTTAAATCTATGCACTAAACTCTTGATACAATTGAAAATCATAGTGATTATAATTTTTATGCCATGCGATAAATTCTTTACTCAGATTATTTTTGTCAGCATATTTTTTATAGTCCTCGTTGCTTCTGTTTGTGTTCAACCTAGGTTCTCTGTCTAAATTAAGGATGTCTGCCACAGTGTTCCAACTTTGTTCAAAATTTTCAATGCAAAAAACTTTTTTGAATTTTGTTTGTAGTGCATGACGTACTGCTTCGTATTTCCTTTCTATGTCATCGTTAGGATCACACAGCAGATAATTTTTGTATAGCCAAAGTGTCATGAAATTTCCTGCTAATCTTCTACAATGTTCATCGAATGTTTTGGCTTCTGCCTCACCTTTTCCGTTGTCATAGTTGAACTGTGATATGTCTCTGTGTAACGGATGACGCAACCAAACAAAATGTGTGCCTGGTGTTCTCATGGTCGTATTATGTCCTACTGCATAATCCAGTTTGCTAATCTGTTTCTTGTCGGCACGGTCCTCAAGCCTTATCCTTAATGAGCTTCCACCTGTTTTAGGAATGTGATGGAAGCAATAATGCATGATGTATTTAAATTTCAGATATCACAGCCACAAAAAAAGGCGACATAAAGCCGCCTTTCTTTGAAATTGTATAAGCCTTGGCTTACTTGAATTTTAAGTTTCCTGATGTGATCGCTACTAATCCAACGTAGTCAGCCGCGTTACCAAGTGATGATGCAGTGTTTGTTAACTCTACATAACCGTATCTTG